TGACGCTCGGCTTCCTTCAGGGTGTCCAGCTTGTCCTCGGTGTTTGCTACAGCATCGGCCAGGACCTTCTGCTTCTGAGCCAGCAGCTCGACGTTGCTGGGGTCCAGCTTCAGCAGGCGGTTGATGTCCTTCAGCTCACCGGTCAGGCCTTTGCCCTTCTTCTCGACGTTGTCCAGAGCTTTGCCCAGCTTCGTGGTATCGCCGCCGATCTCAACAGTCAAGCCCTTTATTTTGTTACTTGCCATTTGCGGGGGTCTCCTTTCCCGTTTTTTTTCGGAGCGCCGGCCGATCCGGTTCCGTCTGCTCCATGCGCCAGGCGTTGTCCAGGTACTCCCGCCCGCTCTCCGTTTGGTTCATTCGGTAGATAAAGGCGTCCCGGCGCCAGGCCAGGTACTGGATGTAGTCCAGCTTTGCCACCTGGAAGAAGTTCAGCCCGGTGTACTCTGCCACCAGCCGACGGTACCAGGTGTCGACGTTGTATTTATGTTGAGGGCCGGCCGTACTATCCGCGTACGGGTAATACGGCACGGTCAGTTTTTTTCGTTTTCAATGTCCTCGATAAAGGCCATATAGTCCAGGTAGAACTTGGTCAAGTCCTCCACGGACCAGTCGTACTTGTTGACCAGATCCGTCACGGTTACGCGCTCGGCGTCCAGATTGCAGTTGATGAGGTTGGCGGCCAGTTCATAAAGGGCCTTTTTACTCTCCGGGCCTTCGCCCTTCAGCAGCGGGAGAAGAGCCGGCAGCGCGTCCTTGAACTCCTCCACCATCTCGACGGTCGGTACCGTCACGCGGATGACGACCTCCTCGTCCATCTCCAGACGCAGGCGGGGCCGTTTGTCTTTATAGCTTGTGGTGCGTACCATTACAGCTTCCTCCTATAAAAAATTGCGGGAGGCGCTGTGGCCTCCCGCGTGGTATTAGGCAGAGACTTCCTCGGTCAGCTCGATCAGGGTGCCGTCCTTGTCGTGAGGCATTGCCTTGAACTCAGGCTCGACCACGGTGCCTGCGTCGGATGCGAAGGTCAGGGTCACGCCTGCAGTGTTGCGGCCCTTGATCAGCACCCAGAGGTCGCCGTCGGTCTTGTCCTCATGATGGAAGCAGATGGCGTAGTAGCCGCCCTGGGAGTTGCCAGCGCCGCCGATCTTGGTCACGCGCTTGCCGCCCTCGGTGGTAGACTTGCAGCGGTCGATCAGCTTCTGCAGGGTTTCACCGTTCCAGGTCAGCAGGCCGCACTTCAGCAGGGCCTCTTCGTTGGTGGTGATGATCTTAGAGACCAGGCCCAGGTCGTCCTTCTCTTCGTAGGTCTCCTCGGTGTACTCCAGATCTGCGCCGCCCTTGATGTGGCCCAGCAGGTTGTCGTCCACGCAGATGCTCTCCACGGTGGGCATGGTCTCGGAGAAGGCCTGCAGGTAGAGCTTACCAGAGCCCAGGGTGATGACATTCTTGTCACGTTTTGCCATTGTTTGGTCCTCCTTTTAGGTTTTGATAGTGTAGGAAAATTCGTAGATGACCTGGTAGCGGCGGAGGCTGTCCAGCCAGTACCGGGCCTGCTTCGTCCAGGGGATCCCGTGGGCGAGCAGCTGAGCCTCCAGGGCGGCCTCTGCGGCGTTGTCCTGGGTGGGCTCGTATAATTCGACTGTTACGTCGTGGTGTTCGATCCGGGGCACTCCCGGCGCCAGGCGGTCAGGGCCGTCTACTTCGACGTCGTCGAAGTAGACCGCGTAGGTGCCCTTCGGGGGATCAGGGAACCGTGCCGGCTTATGAGGGACACCGGCGGCGGTTAAAATTCGTTTTATCATTCTTTCAGCGCCTCCTCGACGTCGCTCTCATACTCAGGCAGTACGGTGTCCAGCGCCTTCTCCAGGAAGGGGTCACCTTTGACGCGCCCGCCGTTGACAGTTGGATGACCGTGCACCAGCAGGTGGGTCAGCCTATGGTGGGGAGCTTTGGCGCCCCAGGTGTAGGCCTTGTCGCCGCCGGTTTTGGTCTCGGTCGTATAGGTCAGGCTTTTGGCAAAGTCGCCGGAAGCCTTCGGCGCCGACGGCTTGGTCAGCTTGACCAGGTTCTTGGCTGCCTTCTCCCCTGCAGCGTTCACCTTCTCCAGCTTGTCAGCGTGGTAGATGGTCAGCTGCTCGGCGATGGCCTTGCCCAGGTCCTGGGGCCTGATGGTCTTACTCACTCGACCGCCTCCTCAGCGGGCGCGCGCTCGACCGTCAGCTCCAGCCGCTTCCCGGCGCGGTATGTCCGGATGATCCGGTACAGCGTGCTGTTGTAGCGGATCAGGGTCTCGTCGTTGTAGTCCAGGTAGTCGCCCAGGATGAACTTGGCCTCCGGGTGGTACTCGGTGGCGCTGGCCTGGTAGAACTCCTGGGAGCCGATGCTCTGCAGCCTGCAGATGACGTCGCGCTGGACGTCAGCCTTGCCATACTCCCGCTTGATGAGGGTCAGGACCTCAGTCATCGGCGGCCACCTCCTTGGTCCAGCCGTAGCCCTCGGCGGCCTTCAGGCTGTCCCGGAGGTCACGATAGCACTGGCGCCAGCGGGCAGCCTCTGCAGGATCTTCGGAGTCCATCTCCTTGCAGTAGTTCTTGATGGCGTTGTAGATCAGCGGGTCGGTCTCCACGGCCTTGGGGCCAGTGATACCGTGCGCACGCAGATCCGCCAGGCAGGCGTCGATGTCGCCCATCAGATCGCCGTCCAGCTTGTCGTGGCTGCGCCGGATGGCCTGCTTGACTTTGGCCAGGGTTTCGGGTTGTGCCATATTGGCGCCTCCTTTCTAAAGGTGGGCGGGGTTGTTACGCCCCGCCCTTGTGGTTTGCTTAGGCCTCGGAGACCAGGGAGAAGGCCTTGTCGTCGGTCAGCTCGCCCTCCTGGCAGGTGTAGCCAGAGTAGACCAGCTTGGACTTCTTGATGACGCGGTCGTGCTCGATCATGACGGGCACCACGACGTTCTGCAGGTACTTCTTGGGATCACCGATCAGCAGCTCGCCTGCGCCCACGGCGTCCTCGTACTTGATGACAGCGCCCAGCAGGTGGCCTGCAGCCTCTGCGGTGATGGGCTGCTGGAAGATGGGGCGCTTGTTGCTGTCGACCATGCCGACCAGCTTGTTGAATACGGTCTCGCGGGTACCATACACCACGGGCTTGCCGGTACGCTTCAGGGCACCGAAGCCAGCGCACACGTTGGCGTAGTTGATGCCGGAGGCGATCTTGTTGGCGACGTTGATGCCTGCCTTGATCTTCTCCACGATGCCGACGGCCAGCTTTGCGCCGATGCGCTCAGCGATCAGGGAGACCAGGTAGCTCTCGAAGGCGTCGATGGACATGGCTGCCATCTTGTAGGACAGCTCCACGTCAGCGGTGAAGTCCTCACCAGACAGATCGATGTTGGTGAAAGTGACCTGCAGATCTGCGTGGTCTGCGCCCTCCTCGGTCTTGGCTGCGTCAGCGGCCAGGGTCTTGGCCACGGGGATGCTGATGGCTGCGCCGGAGTTCAGGGTGTAGACGTCGGCCACGATGGGGTGCTCCTCACCGATCAGGTCGATGATCTGGTTCTGCATCTCCGTGGGGATGGGTGCAGGGGTGTTGCTAGTCAGGAAGGTGAAGGCGCGCTGCTCGGCGTCGTTCATCTCCTCACCGCGCAGGCTCTTCAGGAAGGCGCTGCGGTACTCAACGGATGCGGGTGTGATTTTGGTTTCCATTTTTCTTTCCTCCTCGATTTTGGGTTCGATGGTCTTGCCGGTTTTCAGACCGGCGGCGATGTCGGAGCGGAGCTGCTGGCGGGTCTGTACCTCTGCCAGGATCTTGTTGCGCTCCTCGGTCAGGTCGCTGAACTCCTTCTCCAGGGCAGTCAGTACGTCACCTTCGGCGGTGTCGATCTCGCCCTGCATAGCAGCCATGCGCTCTTCGATCTCAGTAATGCGATCTTTCATTTTTTCAGGTCCTCCTGCAATTTAATTTTGAGATGCAGTTTTCTGCGTCTCTCTTCAAGCTCTTCCTCTCTCCGG